TCTGTAGTAGACAGATCCTTGTAGATCTTACGTGCTGCCGGCTTGCCTGCGGCTTGCACAGCCTTCACAACATCTGCTGGCTTGCGCACAGTTTTCTGCATGGTCTCAATGGTGCTGAAACCAATGATGCTGTTGCTTTTGACAGTGAATGCTTGTGTGTGACTGTCAGCCACCAGGTGAATCAACTTGCGCTTTTTGGTGTCGTACAACCAGGCTTCTGCCTTGTCCACTAGGCTTGCGGCTGGCAAGCCTTTGAGTTTAAGCTCAACAAAGTCCATGAGCACTTTGAATTTTGCGGCACGTTTCTCTGGTGGCACTGACTTGACCTTGCGTGGCTTGCGTTCCACTTTCTTTATTTGCACATACGCACCGCAGTCATTTATCACTGCTTCGCAAAACTTCACAAGATTGCGCATTTGTATCTTGCTGAAGTTGCCGTAGCCCTCGACCAACTGTGCATCCTTGCCTTCAATTGCTGTTTCAAACTCTGCAAGTTTGTGCTTCCACAAGTTGGCAATGTCTGAAATCATTTGCGGTGCTACATTTAGTCCACGAATAACTGTGATTGGCTTGTAGTCCGCTGACATTTTGGCACCAGCAACAACAAACTCGTCAAACATGCCGTCCAATTCACCAGCACATTCTGATACTTTTTCACGCAGACGATCCTGAATGTTGGACTTGGCCACTACTACCACTTCTTCTTGTACTACGTCAGGTTCACGTGCAGTTAATATTTCTTGGATATAGCCTTCCAGTCTTGCTTGTTCTGTGTCTGTAAGGTCTAGTCCCACCATGCTCATGCGGCACAGCCATGCAGTGGTCAGTCGAATGGCTGAATCAGGCACTCCTTTGAGAGCACGAACATCTGCTTTGCGGCCATTGTGTTCCAAGTATGCCACCAGCATTTCACGTGCGTCTTTTTTGCCATAAAAGTAGTTGTACCAGCCAAAGGCTGAACTCATTTGGCTAGTGCGATTGTCTGTGGGTTGCACACGCCATGTGGGTTCAAGTCCTGTGTATTTGGTATCAGGACTGCGGGGGTTTAACGGCTTGACAGCGGTTCGTGTTGTGTTCATGTGGGCTCCTAGTGAATTTATACGTAATTATAGCAGAATTGGATTTATTGGTCAACTCCAGAAAAGGTAAACCCAAAGTACTATAAATATAACATGCCACGCTTATCCCTATACCGCCCAAATCGTACCAGAGACTATCAATTTCTGGATCGCACCATCCGCGAAATGTACACCGTGGGCGGCCTTGACATTTATATCCATCGCTATCTGGGTCCGCAGGCTGGCGGTGAGGATTCGGCATTTTCTGGCAACTTTGATGCCACTCAACCTACCTACGCAGATGTGGATGTACTGAACATTCAAGACTTGTTGTTGCTGGAAAACCGTGATAGAATATATGATCCTGATGTGTATGTCATGCGCGGCGTGTACAACACACAGGACGTGGACTTTGATTTGACTCAATTTGGTTTGTTCCTGAACAACGACACCATATTCATGACCTTTCACTACAACACCATGATTGACACATTTGGTCGCAAGCTCATGAATGGTGATGTGATAGAGATACCCAACTTGACAGATTACCATCCGTTGAATCAAGACATTCCTCGAGCCTTGCCCAGATACTATGTGATCCAGGATGCTGATTATGCAAGTGAAGGATTCTCAGTAACTTGGTTGCCGCACTTGTGGCGAGTGAAATGCACACCAATGAATGACCAACAAGAGTTTGCACAAATTACCAACAAACCGTTTGTACAAGAAAATATCTGGGATCCGGGCAACTTTTATCCCACAGGTACTGTTGTCAACTATGGTAATACCTATTATCAGGCGCTGAAAAATGTTCCAGCTGACACTGACATTACCAACACTGAATTTTGGAGACTATACACACCAAGTACCATTAGTGATATTCAAGGTACACGTGTCAAAGATACCGAAATCAATGATGCTATCTTGATTCAAGCAGATGCAGAAGTTCCGCTCAGTGGCTACGATGTGACCAAATTTTACATTGTTCCCACCTTGCTTGACGGACAGCCTGCCAATCCTGTGTCGTTGACCAATGACTCTGGGGACACAGTGGATGGAACACAGGGTGGCATGAGTGTGACTCCGCGCACTGATGGTTATACCATGGGCTATCTCACTGGGGACGGCCTGGCGCCCAACGGATTACCAGTCACACCTGGCGTGAGTTTTCCAGTAAATCCGGTGGCTGGAGACTATGCATTGAGATTGGATTACATGCCAAATCGACTGTTCCGTTATGATGGCGTCAGATGGATAAAAATTGAGGACAATGTGCGCACCAATCTCAACAATGGCAGTACCAACAATACTTTACGCAGTACCTTTGTGAACAATACATACACTGTGCCCACTACAGATCAAGGCAATATACCAAGTCGCCAAAGTTTGAGTGAGATATTGCGACCCCGAGCAGACAATGGCAGCCAAGGTGGAGACAAGTCACCAAATCCATTTCCGAATACACAACCAGGACAGAAGTCAAGTTAAATTATGAGTCAGCAATTTTTTTATGATGCCCAGGTACGCAGATTCTTGTTGCAGTTCACAAGAATCTTTTCAGGCTTTCAAATTGAATATGGAAATGAAAACAATGGACCAAATGACGCTGCATTGATACGTGTGCCTGTCAGGTACGGCGACGCCAGCCGCAATGCACAAACCATCATACAAGAAAACAGCCGCAACAGTTTGCCATCAACACCACTGATGACTTTTTATATCACAGGGCTGGATTACGAGCAAAACCGCATGCAAGAACCGTACTTTGTGAGCAAGGTCAACGTGCGTCAACGCACCTACGATCCTGGCACAGAGTCATACGAAACCACACAAGGCAATGCATTCACAGTTGAACGCTTGATGCCGGTGCCGTTCAAACTCACAATACAATTGGATATTTGGACTTCGAACACCAATCAAAAATTGCAGTTGTTGGAACAGATTCTCACGCTGTTCAATCCCAGTTTGGAGATTCAGAGCACAGACAACTTCATTGACTGGTCCAGTTTGAGTACCATGTACTTGGATAGAACTACCTGGACCAGTCGTACCATTCCCATTGGCACAGACAATCCCATTGACGTTGCGTCATTGACATTCAGCATGCCTATCTGGATATCTAGCCCAGCCAAGGTCAAGAAACTGGGTGTTGTAGAACGTATTGTTGCATCAATGTATGATGCACAAGGAGATCTAAACAATGCTGTGACTGACAATGATTTGTTGTTGGGCACAAGGTTGTTGATTACGCCATGGAATTACAAATTGGTTGTGATTGAAAATCAAATACAATGTTTGTATGCACCTACTGTTGTGCCTGATGGAAGTTTGGACACATTGATTCCCACACAAATTGTGGCTGGCAGCAGTTTGTTGTGGCCTACTTTGATCAGTGCCTACGGAGTTTATAGACCGGGCATCAGTCAAATACGCCTGGATCAGGCTGACGGTTCTGTGATTGTGGGCACTATTGTGATCAATCCCAATGATGACCGACTGGTAATTTATGATGTGGACGTTGATACTGCACCACAAAACACCCTGGACCCTATTGATGCTATCATTAATCCGTTGTTGAGTGGACCCACTGACGGATTAGACAGTGCATTGTTGGGGCAGAGGTATCTGCTGACCGAAGGCACAGGAGATCATGCCAACCCAGTGAACCCCACAGCCTGGGCTGGTACCAGTGGGCAACCGCTGGTGGCCTCTGCCAATGACATCATTGAGTATGATGGTGCTCGCTGGCGTGTGGTGTTTGTGGCGGCTTCACAAACCACAACACAATACGTCACAAACATACACACTGGCACACAGTATGAGTGGACTGGTACACAATGGATCAAAAGTTATCAAGGCGTGTACGAAGGCGGAACTTGGAGTATTGTTCTTTGAAGGCAGTTGGCGTATGGTTTCGTAGCACTACCACCGGCAGATATCTTTATTTGTTGCGCAACGACGAACGTCATCCTGGCGCCTGGGGGTTACCTGGCGGCAAAGTAGAAGCTGGCGAGACTTTGTTGGGCGCTATGGAACGAGAATGCACAGAAGAGTTGGGACATTTTCCTGACTATAGCAAACTCATGCCCTTGGAAAAATTCACATCTGCCGACGGACAATTTGAATACAACACCTGGATATGTGTTGTAGACAATGAATTTGTTCCGGTATTGAACTACGAGCATTTGGGCTATGCTTGGATAGATGCCGGACAATGGCCCAAACCCATGCATCCTGGACTATGGTCAACCATGAACATCCAAGCCGTTCAAAACAAAATTGCATTGTTAGAAAAACAAAAACCCGCTTAGGCGGGTTTTTTATTTGAGCAGTTTGAGTTAGACTCGTCCAACAACCACTTCAATTACACCTGACTCACCGTTAAAATTCTCAAGAGCTTTACCAATCACAGTGCTCACAACAGGATTGTCTTCTGCACGAGCCGCACCGTTGCCTGCAGACACCATGCTGTCACCTTTCCGCACTGTGCCTGTAACTGAACATGGCACACGACCAGTCAGTGCCACTGTGGCCACGTGTTCACTGGTCAATCCAGCATTCATGATATAAGCAGAGTTGGTACTAACTACTCCTGCCACACGATGGTCTGCATCAATCAAACTCAGTGTGACTTCCTGACTGCCGCCAAAACTCAACACAGTACCTGGTGTGTATTCTGCATCAGCTGTGTATTTTTCAGCCAAGTCAGCGTATTGTGCTGATGTGGCTTTGGCAAACACAGTGTTGAACGATGCTGTTGCACTGCCAATGTTGGCTGTGGCATTGGAACTAGTTGGTATGATGTTGCTGCTGATGTTGACGTTGCCTGTGCCGTTGGGTGTGAGCACAATGTTGCTGTTGCTGGCTGTGGTGCTGATATCTAATTGCCCAGAATCAGTAATGCTGCCACTTATGATCAAGTTACTACCAGTTATATTACCTGTTACACTTACTGTAGCACCTGTATGCGTAGTGGCATTGACGTTGGCTCCGCCCAAGATGTTGCCACCGGTGATGTTGCCAACAGCGCTAATACCGCCACTTGATGTAAACACATTGGCTGTGTT